TAGAAACGGCCAGAAAAAGTTTGTGGGAAATAGAGAAAGTCCTACCCCAGTTCCGGTCCCAGTTCAAAGACTTGGCGGAACACATTTTGTCATGGATGACGGCGATGATAGATACTATAGAGAAACAAAACCTACTGACGGATCTCCTACCTATGTAAAAAATCCCGAAGGACTAAAAGATATTCCCTACAACGAACATTTTAGAATTAGGACTAGAACAGGACATCAACTGTTATTCCATAATAGTGAAGATTTGATTTATATCGGAAACAGTAGAGGCACAGCCTGGATTGAATTTACCAGCGACGGTAAAATTGACATCTATGCTGAGGACAGTATTAATATTAGAACCAAACAAGATTTTAATTTTGTTGCCGATCGTGATATTAATATGGAAGCAGGCCGTAATTTTAATATCAAAGTAAACGGAGAAATGCATACCCATGTGATAAAAGATCACATTTTAATTGTAGATGCTAATCAAAAAATACACATTAAAATGGATGTTGATAAAACTTACGATAAAACTTATAAGCATAATGTAAAAGAAAATGTAGATAAAGTTTATCAACAAAATTTTACGCATACAGTTTATAATTCAGTTAATGAAAATTTTGCAAGTCAAGGCGGAACAGTTAAAAATTCTAATGGTGGAAATACGGATGTTACTATTAATGGAAATATAAAAATATCTCACAATGGAAGTTTAGATCATACAGTTACAGGCGACAGAAAAGTAACAACCGGCGGAACCCTTCACATAAATTCGTCAGGACAACATATAGAAACTGCTTCTCAGATTCACATGAACGGACCAACAGCTGCCGCAGCTGCCGCAGCTGCCGCACCCGGAAGTGCAGCTCAAGCAGTGTTACCAAAAATATTAAAGACACATAGCCTTCCGGATCTTCCTGCACCTAACGAAGACGATGTGGATAAAAAAGTTATAGTGAGAAGAATGCCCACAGCTGAACCGTACCCCTTCCACGAAAATCTAGATGCTACAAAAGTCAAACCAAGTCTAACAGATCGAGACGTAGATGGCCGCTACGAGGGAGAAAGTTCTAGTATGAGAACCCCACCAGTTGATTGGCGCAAATATAAAAAACCAAGCGATACTCCGTTCTAAGGAAATAAATTATGGCAAAAATATACACTAACAAAGTCATTGCAAAAAACAAAGCCAGCATAGGAAATGCAAATTCTGGCAACTTTCGATACAAGGGATTTAGTTCTAAAGAATTCAAACGAAACTACAAGTTATACGATGCAGAATTGATCAAACAAGATCTTATCAACCATTTCTATATTAGAAAAGGTGAAAAACTAGAAAACCCCAAATTTGGAACAATTATCTGGGATACACTATTTGAGAATTTCACCCCAGAAATAAAATCGGCAATTGCCAAAGATGTTGAAGAAATTATTAATTTTGATAAACGTGTAAAAGTAAACTCAGTGTCCATAGACAGTACTCAACAAGGTATACGTATAGAAGCAGAAATAGTAATCCTTCCATTTGATATAACCGATACACTACGTTTGAATTTTGATAGAGATAACACAATAACATAAAATGCGCATTTTATTTTTACGATAAATATCAGTATAGGGAAAGAAAATGACCACTACGTCTCGACAGAACAATTTAATTTTAAACCAGGACTGGAAAAGAATTTATCAGACCTTTAAAAATGCTGACTTTAAAAGCTATGATTTTGAAAATCTGCGTAGAGTTATTATTACCTATCTCCGTGAAAATTATCCAGAAGATTTCAACGATTACATTGAAAGTTCAGAATATCTAGCACTGATAGATGCAGTAGCGTTTTTAGGGCAGAGTTTGGCCTTCCGTACTGATCTAGCCAGCAGAGAAAACTTTTTAGAACTAGCTGAAACCAAAGAATCTGTGTTGAGACTATCACGACTGATTTCTTACAACAGCAGAAGAAATATTCCTGCACAAGGCCTAATTAAATTTGACACAGTGTCTACCACTGAAGGGGTATTAGACAGCAACAACAAGAATCTTGCCAGCCAAACAATCATATGGAATGACCCTACTAATTCAAATTGGCTAGAGCAATTTATTCTAGTTATGAATTCTGCAATGGCAGACAACACTGAATTTGGTAGAAGCCAAGGTACAGACACAATTCAAGGCATTGACTCACAACAGTATAGATTTAGATCTAATTTTACAGATGTACCAATTTTTAACTTTGAAAAAATAGTAGCCAGTAGAAAGATGCCGTTTGAACTAGTAAGTACCAGCTTTGTTGGCGCAGAAGATTATTATGAAGAACCGCCTATTCCGGGCAGTCAATTGGGATTTATCTATAGACAAGACGGCAAAGGCAGTGCTAGTGCTAACACTGGATTTTTTATGTTGTTGAAACAGGGCAGTCTAGAATTAACTGATTTTAGCGTTGATGTTCCTACTACCAACGAAGTGGTTTCTGTTGATGTTACTGGAATTAATGATTCAGATGTTTGGTTGTTTGCCACAAATTCAGACGGTACACAGGCATCTGAATGGACCAAAGTCAGTAGTATTACAGGCAGCAACATTGCCTACAACAGTATCAATTCAAACATAAGAAATATCTATAGTGTGATTACCAAAGAAGATGATAAAATTGATTTGGTATTTGCAGATGGTACCTATGGCAACTTGCCCCAAGGCGCTTTCAAAGCCTATTATAGAGTTAGCAACGGGCTAAGTTACACAGTTAGTCCCGCTGAAATGCGAGCAATTAATATCTCTGTGCCTTATATAAACAAAGCAGGAGTGAGACACGAACTATTAATTAGTTGTAGTTTGAAATATACCATCAGCACTGCAACAGCTTCAGAAGACATTGACAGTATCAAATCTCGCGCTCCTGCAATTTATTACACACAGAATCGCATGATCACCGGAGAAGATTATAATCTAGCTCCATTGTCTAGCAGCCAAGATATTTTAAAGGTCAAAGCTATTAATCGAACCAGCAGCGGCATTAGTAGAAATTTTGATGTAATAGATGCCAGCGGAAAATACTCAAGTGTAAATGTTTTCGCAGACGATGGAGTAATATACAAAGAACAAACAGAAAGAACAGAGTCTTTTAAGTATACTAATAGAATTGACATTATAAATTATATTAGAAACAATATAGAACCCCTGTTGACCAACACGGATGTGTATAATTTTTATCTAACAAATTTCACTAAAATACAATTTACAGATTCAAATACACTTTGGGCTCAAACTACTAACGATGTAAATTCATCCACAGGTTATTTTATCAACAACATAGATCAATCATTGTTCAAAGTTGGAACATATACCACTAACTCTTTGAAATATGTGTTTGCGGGAGCACTAATTAAATTTGAACCTCCTGCAGGTAAGGCCTTTAAAAAGGGTGCAATTGTCAACATCAGTGCAACAGATGTAGAACAAACAGATAGAATTTGGGTCAAGATTGTTAAGATTACAGGAGATGGAACTAACGCCGGCCGCGGAGTATTAGCCAACGGACTTGGCCCTATTGTGTTTAATGATGTTGTACCTAGCGGAGCAATTGCAACACGGATCGTTCCTAGATTCATCAACAACTTGCCAACGGCTCTAGAAAATGAAATGACCAATCTCATCAGTTTAAATGTGAATTTTGGCCTAAGATATGAGTCTATAGAAAGTTCTTGGAAAATTATTACATCTGCAAACATTGATCTATTAAATGATTTCAGTCTAGGTCGTGCTGGAGACACTACTAACAGTAATCTAGACACTGCCTGGATTATAGCGTTTGTTAGACAAGCAGACAGTTACAATGTAAGAATTAGAGGACTAGATTATATTTTTAGAAGTCTAGAACAGAACAGATTTTATTTTGATGTAAATCAAAAAACCTTTGATAGAAAAACTGGAAAAGCAGTTAAAGACAAAGTTAACATTCTTGGCATCAATGCCGACAATGGGTTGATTACTGCATTAAAAAATGACAAAACATTTGAAGTTAGTGATGTAATTAAATTTGAAGATGGTTATCAAAGCGCCAATGAAATAAAACTGTCATTTGCTGATAGTGACGACGATGGCGTTATTGACAATCCTGATTCGTTTGAACAGATAGTTGGCCAAGATCTAGATCTAAAATACTTGTTTTTTTATAAAACAACAGATGCTTCCGGGTACACAACCTACTCTTATGTTGATAACGTCAATGACACTATCCTAATTAGACAAACTGAAAGTAATATCATTATTTCTGATTATGCCAACGGTCAATTAATTTATTTTTATGCCAGTAATGAAAACAGAATAAAGCGTGTTGATCTAGGCACTAACACATTGATAATCGAATCTGATTACAAAGCAGTGATAGGTCGAGCAGACCTCAAATTTCAATATATTCACAATGCCAACATTGATCGAAGAATAGATCCTAGTGTAAGTAATATAATGGATATTTTTCTTTTAACAAGAACCTACGATACTGAATTTAGAAAGTATATATCGGGCGCCATAAGCCAACCCGAAGTTCCGACCAGTGACGCATTGAGAATAGCATTTGGTAAACAGTTGAATTTAATTAAATCTATTAGTGATGAACTAATCTATCATCCTGTGAATTACAAAATTTTATTTGGAAGCACGGCAGATCCTAAACTTCAAGCACAATTCAAAGTAGTTAAAAATCCCTATAAAACAATTAACGACAATGATCTAAAGGTAAGAATAGTCACTGCAATCACCAGTTTCTTTGATATTAACAATTGGGATTTTGGAGACAGATTTTACCTAGGAGAATTAATTACATACATCACTAACGAAGTTGCACCGGACGTCAGTAATCTTGTGATTGTACCTAGACAACCAGATCAAACATTCGGTAGTCTATTTGAAATACAAAGTCAACCAGAAGAAATTTTTATCAGCGGCGCAACAGTAGATGATATCGTGATTGTTACAGCAATTACCGCGGTTGAAATACGTGCAGAAGTAGCATCTATAGTAAACTCAACACAATAAGATTATGGCAAAAGATATTTTCCCTCAAAGTCAGTTACCGATTCGTAGAACTGTAGAACTCCTACCAGAAGTCTTTCAGACCGAAACCAATGCAAAATTTATGTCTGCAGTTGTTGATCCATTGGTTCAACCTGGCACATTATCTAAAACAGTTGGCTATGTAGGTCGTAGATACGGTAAAACTTATAATGGTTCGGATGTATACTTAGACACAGATGCAACTCTTAGAAGTAGATATCAATTAGAACCTGGCGTCACAGTCAAAGACAAAGATAAAGTAGAAAATTTTTATGATTATATTGATTTTAAAAATCAATTAAAGTTTTTTGGTAACCATCTAGAAAGAGATGATCTAATCACAGATCAAGATCATTATTCTTGGAATCCACCAATTGATTGGGACAAGTTTGTAAATTTCCGTGAATATTATTGGGTACCAGATGGTCCCCCGCCTATCACGATATTCGGACAACAACAGTCTATAACCAGCACATATAGAGTAAGATTAGGAGTAGGATCGTCTTGGATATTCTTCCCAGACGGACTATCATTGAATCCCACCCTCACACTCTATAGAGGACAAACATACAAGTTTCAAGTCAATGCGCCGGGTGAGGGTTTTGTTATTAAAACTGCTTATGATACAGGGTCATTAGTTTACAAACCTTATCTACCATATCAACAAGGTCAATTTGCTGTATTCAACAACAAGTTATGGAAAGCCAAAACTTTTATTGCAATCACTGATGGAAGCACCATAGATGAAGACAGCCAGGATTGGGAATATGTTGAAGCAGCTAGTCAGGCCACTGCATTAGACTATAATACAGGAATCACCGGTCAAGGCGCAACCAATGGCACCTTGACTTTTACTGTGCCTTTCGATGCACCTGATGTGTTGTTTTATCAAAGCGCCACAGACATCAATAGATTTGGCAGGTTCCTTATTGCTGATATTGAATCAAATACCAAAATAGATATTACTAATGAAGTTGTTGGCAAAGCCACATATGTCAGTAGTAACGCTATTACATTTACCAACGGTATGAAAGTTAGATTTTCTGGTCAAGTGACGCCTACAAAATATTCCACAGACACTTGGGTAATAGAAGGTGTTGGAGAATCTATTAGGTTAATAAGATTTCAAGACTTGTCCCCTCCAACTCTTAGCACAACAAGTTTAGAAGTGTTGTTTGACGACGGCGGATTTGATACAGAGCCTTTTGATGATGCGGCCACATATCCAGAATCAAAAGACTACATTACAATTAATAGAGCTAGTCAAGATTCAAATCCTTGGAGCAGATACAATAGATGGTTTCACAGATCAGTTCTAGAACAAGCACACGCCCTCAACAACAGCGAGTTTGACTCAATTGAAACAGCTCGAGCCAAAAGACCTATCATTGAATTTACTTCAAACCTACAGTTATTCAATCACGGCAGTCTAGCA